ACATACAACCTATCGTTCTTTCTCCTTACTTCTACAATAGAAGTCTCGTCATTGCTATAGCCCCAATCAAGTCCATATGCAACCTCTGAACTATCTTTATCAATAAAATCCTTGTAATCAATCCATTTCCAATTATCAAATATTTGTCCTTCTTTAAATGTTGCTCGTTCACCTAATCCATATACTCTCCATCTGTCTGCATCTCTTTCTTTCATCCTTAGTATTTCTTTTTTTATCTCAGGATCAAGAAACGCATTATCTTCAAATGTGGTGATATAAGTATCGCAATCATCCCTAGTACAGATGTCAGAATATATCCAATGGATAACATCAGATGGGTTGAAGTCTAATATCATCTTCTCAGTTGTTCTTAGTGATAACTGATTAAAGTCTTCTAAGAAGAACTCATTTGCTTCATTTAAGAAACAATGTGTACGTTTTCTACCTCTTACCTTCATCTCATTGTCAAGTGATATAAACTCTACAAGATGATTCTTATACTTAAATGTCATTTCTGCTTTATTTATTTCTGCAAAGTATGTTATACCAACCTTCTCTGCTATCTCCATAAAGTCTCTATATACTGATCCTTTTAGTGCAGGTAATGTTTTTCTAGCTATAGTAATGACTAATCTCTTTTCTCTTGTAGTAAGTAAATAAATGAGATGTTGTACTATTGCGAAGGTCTTTCCTGATCTACTTCCTCCCTGCATCACAGTTATTCTTTTATCTGAATTTAGTAACTGATAGAATTGGATGTTACATTCTACTGTTTCTTTTCTACTGGCTTCCATTCAATAAGTTTGCTTTCTATCCCACCCTTATGTTCGAGTATTTGTTGTTCGATGAAACCTCTGCTTTTGCCCTTAGTTTTAAGGTAAAATATAGTTGATGTTGGATTATCATTTTGTATCTGTTCAAACAGTTTTGATTCTACAAAGTCTAATGCTACATTCTGAAGTTCATCTACCTTTTCTTTAAAATTAGAATCATTGTTATAATACTTATAGAATGTTGATCTATTACATCCTACCTCTTTACAAGCAGATGTAACAATGCCTAAATGTTTTTCAAGAGCATTAATCAAGTTGTTTTTTAATATGTTGGTTTTCGTTGCCATAATACAAAACTAAGAATATTTTATTACGATTTGATTATACTTATAGTTTTTACCATCTATTCTCTGTTTAAAATAATAATATAACAACCAAAGTTGTTTTATCTGCCATTCTATTTCAGGCAATCTTCTTTGATATTTTTCATTTACTGGAAATAACTCTGCAAGTGCATATATACGCTTATAACATTTTAAATCATCGTTTGTATGATATTGATGTTCTTTTGCTTTTTCTTTATAACGCAAGATAAATGTTTCTATTTCTCTTAAAACTTTAGTCTTGCCTTTTGTTATCACATTCTAAATGTAAAATAAATTCATCTCTTGTAATAACTTTATTTAAATATTTATATGTTTTCTTATTATTTATATCGGTAAGAGATAATGATTTTTCTCTTATTTGATGCGTTTTTGTTTTATGATCTAACGCAATAAATATACTTTGTGAATCACATTTATAGTAAGTCCACAGTTTTCTAACCGTATCGCAAATGTTTAGTGATTCACCTAGTATATTATCTTCATCTGAAATAAAAAGATATTTAGTCTTTGATTTCTTTTGTTTCTGTAACCTCCTCTGCCACTTCATCTTTTTCTAATTCTTCTACTTTTGGAGGTTGAACACCAAATTGTTCTAATGCTTGTAATACAAGACTTGATTCAGATAATGTAAAAAGACCTGATTTATTTCCTTTCTCACATACCTGAACTATTAATTGTAATGCTTGTTCTTTTGTCATAATTATTATTTATTTAAATCTACCAGTAATAAAATCATATTCTAAAAGCTGACTGCCTAACTTACCATTCAACCTTTGTGATTTCATTTTAACTGTTTCAAACTCAACAAAGTTAATATTATTATCAAGATTATCTAATTGTCTTGCTAATAAATCACCCTTTGATAGTTTATCTTCTAAATCTTCTTTTGTCATTCTATGTAATAGTCCCATACAATCTACTTTATTGAAGTGCATAACTCCACCATTCAGACTAAAACTATTGCATTTTAATATCTTACCTTTTACGCTTGTTGGTGTTCGAGGATGTTCGATATATGCAACTATCTTCTCATAATTTTTTGCAAACATTTTTAAATTTGTCAATGATACTTTTAAAAAATTATAAAGATTTGTTTCTCCAACATTTGATTCTACTAACCAGTTCATAGGATCAATGACATAACATTCGAAACCCTTTCCTGATAGTCTCTCAAAAGTATTAAGTAACCCTGCAACAGAAGGTAGTTCTTCTTGGTTCTCTAAGAATACAAAATGATCTTGGATAAAATCTAAACCTTTATTGTATTCTTCTTCGGTACAAACATTATCAAATTCAGGATTAACATTCTTACCGATATACGCTCTTGCTAAATTTGTTATCAGCTCATAGGTGTTTGTTTCAGGTGAATACATTACTATCTTATCATCGTAATGTTTTGCCCTTAACAACATTGCATAATTTATAAACTCTGATTTTCCTGATTGTGGATAACCACTAAAACAATATAAAAACCCCTTCCTCCAAGAGAATATACCATTCAATTTATCAATGTAAGATGGTTGTCCTAACTCGTAACCATCTTTAAAAAATGTTTCTAACTTATCTCTAACATCATTTACGTAAACCTCTTTACATTCTTTCGCATCATCATCTCGTTTTAAGACATCATCAAAATCAACAATTTGTAGTTTACCCTTCATAATTGAATGTCTTTTATCTTTTGATAGATTGTATTGATTTCTTTTTTATGTTTCATTATAGCTTGTCTATAGTGATATAAATGGTACATTTCACCTGCATTTACAAGAACCAATAACTTCGATAATTTTTCTATGTACTTTTTAGCGTGGTTATAAAACGCTTCATCAATATCTCTATTGTATTTACTTCTTTTGCTTGATATGTCAGCAAATCTAAAGGTAGCTTCTGCCGTCTCAAAGTCTGTCATCAACTCTTCAACTTTTAACGAAACCATCGCCTCACTTTTAATTTTCTCCTTTGCGTTATTTTTCATATGTTGTTCTTTCATAATTCAAAAAGTTTTATTATTTTATTATTAATAAGTCTATTAGATTAGTATGTCTAATTTATTTATTATACTCTCTTTAAAGAGTATAATAAATAATAAATATATCTATTAAGGGTTTTCTTCCTTACTGAAACAATATTAAATAATTTATATTATAATAAAAAGAAATATTGTAAAATAAATATTTTTATGTTACCTTAGTGATTATGTTGCAAAGATTACAACTAGAATATAGATTAAAAGAACTTGGTATGACTAAGTTAACACTAGCAAAAAAGATGGGTGTAACGCCTATGACAATTCATAACAAGTTCAATGATCCTAGTTCTCTAAAAGTTAGTGAATTAGAATCAATGGTTAAAATCGGTTTTATAAAATCCTTAATATGCGAACTATGAATGACACACAGAATCAGATAATAAGACAGTCATCGTTAAAGGCATCTATTGACTTTTGGAATTTAAAGACCGGTGGTAATTGCGAAGATATAACTGAAGGTGATATAATTAAAACTGCATCGCATTTTGGTTACTGGTGTGCCAACGGTAAAGTTGCACATAATATGAATAATAAACTTTTAAAATAAATAATATGAGTGAGACAATATATTTGGGTAGTGGTAAGACCGTAACTGGTCAGTATGGAGAGTTCTTCAACGTGACTTTGAATCTTGATAAGATCAAGCAAAATCCTAATGTTGTAGAAGATTATAAAGGTAATAAATTTGTTAGGTTGAGAATATCTAAAAAAGAACAACCTGATAAGTTTGGTAAAAATGTTAATGTTGTTTGGAATGATCCAAGCAAAATAAAGGCAAAGACTGAAACTCAATCTGCTGATGATAGTGGATTACCGTTTTAGTTTTTTTCATATACTTTTTAGTTTTATTTGAGTGAAGCACCTGATTCATTTTAATTTAAGCGGTTAATAATCGGTGATGATGGTGCTTCTTTTTGATTATGATAGAAGTTTTAAGACATTTTCTTGGTTTTTGTGGTGAGTTTTGGCATCCGAATATTTGGAATATTATAGTGTTCAGTCCTGCAATCCTATACTTCATCTATTATATAAAACATAATTTAAAAAAAATAAAGTGATTAAAAAGAAAGATACAAACCAAGAATATCATTCACACGACAGCATCTCTGCTAGTGGTTTAAAAACAATATATAGCAAGTCAGTTTATCATTATCTTAATAGAGAACAGTTCGTATCTACCCCTGCAATGAATTTTGGTAGTGCAGTTCATAGCGTACTCTTAGAACCTGAAAAGAAAGAAATATTAGCATTACCAAAGAACCTTAACCTAAGAACAAAAAAAGATAGAGAATATAAGAAACAATTAATGGATGAAAACAAAGATAAGATTGTGGTTTCAGGTGAGGAAAAAGAATTTTTAGATCACATAATTAAAAACACATTGAACAATGAACTTGCAAATAAGTTGTTGTTTACCTTAGATGAAATAGAGCATAGCTATTACGGTACGTATGAAGACGTACCAGTACGTATTAGACCTGATGGTATCAAAAAAGGTAGATATATCATTGACATTAAAACCTGCCAAGATGCTTCACCTAAAGCGTTTAGAAGTGCAATATATAAATATAGCTATCACCTTCAAGCGTGTTTCTATTCAGAGATGTTAGGATATGATCCTGCATCATTTAGATTTATTGCTATAGAAAACAGATATCCATTTGATGTTGCAGTATATTCTTTATCTGATGATCTCATAGAAAAGGGTAAAATAGCTTGGAGGATTGCATTTGATTCTTGGAAAAAATATATTAATGAAAAACATATTTCAGGATTTTACTGGGATGATGTAAATGAAGATGGTAGTTTGATATTATGATATACAATCAGCTAAAAACAGAAGATTTTATTAAAAAAACAAAAGAAAAAAAAAAGTATTATGAATGATGTTTTTGAGTCTGATTTAAAAGTAGGAAAAATATATGAAAAGATTGTATTAGAAAAAATACAAAAAAAATATCCAAAAGCATATATAGAAAAAGGATATTGTAAAGACTGGGATATATACATACCTGAATTGGATATAGGAATAGAGGTCAAGTGTGATAAAAAAAGTATGCATACACGAAATATAGTAATAGAAATTGAATTTGATAATAAACCATCTGCTTTAAGTACAACAAAAGCTGAGTGGTGGGTAATATATGATGGAATAGATTATAATTGGCTTACTGTAAAAAATATTAAAAAATGCATAAAAGACAATAAATTAAAAACAGCGACTTTTATAGGAAGAGGAGATACTAAACAAAAAAAAGCATATTTAATAAAAAAGAATATGTTATATAAATATAAAAAAATATGACACCAACGACTGATGATTTATCACAACACGAAAAAAGAGAAATCTTTGGAAGTTACAATACCAATAAACAAGTAAAAGCCAAGATTGATTCTCTTATGGAAGCAATGGCAAAGATTGAATGTAATCTTGGTATTGATTCTACCGATGAAGAAAGAGAAAAAGCTAGTCAAGAACAACTGATCTATTTAAGTAAGATCAAAGAACTTGATCCAGTAAAGTATGACATTTTAAAAAAAGTAATATGACACAGAGAGAATTTGACAAATTAGTAAAACAATTAAACGATTATTCATTTGATATTATGCTTAATAAAAGACCTGAATATACAAATGAAGATAGAGATGTTCTTGCAAACTTTAAGAACACAGCAGATAGATTAAATATTTCAGAGATGAAAATATGGGCGACTTTTATGGATAAACATTTTTCTTCTATTCTAAGTCACATCAATAACGCTAACCTCAAAAAGAGTGAACCTATACATTCTAGGTTTGCAGACGTGATCAATTATTGTTATTTGGGTTATGCTTTATTTGTAGAAAGAGATGGTAAGAAAAAGATTAATTAAATTTATTGCTATTGGATTGATAGCAGTATTAAGTATATTTTATGTCAAACACAAACAGAAGGAAGGGACACGATTACGAAAGACAAATCAGGAAAGAATATAGAGAGCTTGGTTGGTCTAATTGTGAGACTTCAAGGTACGCATCCAAGATGATGGATGATAGAAAGATTGATTTAGTAAACACTAAACCATTTGCAGTTCAATGTAAATCATTAATTAATAATCCATCTTACCATAAGATATTCAAAGAGATGGAGGCAGATAGTGACGATTATAAGATCATATATCACAAAAGAAAGAATGATGGTGAATATGTTATTATGAAAAAAGATGATTTTCACGAAATTGTTGAAATGTTGATATGGAATAATATTATTAACTGTGAGACATAAATTAATTAAATGAGACATAAAACATCCTCTAAAGAAGATAAACTGCTATTATTAGAATCACTTGAATGTCTCATTAAAAAAGAGATAGAGTGGTCTTACGATGAATCTGAATCTGATGACTGGTCTAAACTCCACGATCATATCATAACATTAAAACAGAAATACGTATAAAATATTTTTGGATAATAAAATATTTTTTATTATCTATGTATTGTCATAAGACACAAAATTAAATTTTAAATAATGTATAAAATAAAAAAGTTTACTAAAAGACAAATTAAAAATATGTTAAAACCTGATAATCTTTTATCTTTTAACAGAAAGATAAGAACAAATCATATTAAAAAAATGATTAAAAGTATTAATACTTGTGGAGTAACAAGGTTGCCAGTAATAGGTGATATATCTATTTTTAATCAGACTCAAAAATATGTAATAGTAGATGGTCAACACCTATTGAAATCTCTTATAGAAATTAATTACGATTTTGAATTTTTAGAATGTATAGTAATAAAATATGATAATAAACGTGATCTAATGGAACAAATTGCTTGTATGAATACAACACAAAAAGGATGGAATGATCAAGATTATTTAGATGGTTGGCACGAATTACATAGTGATAATTTAGAATATTGGGGTTATTATAATAAACTATATAACTATAATAATAATGTCTTTAAAAAAATACCTTTAGGTGTTTTATTAGATATTTACTCTGATAGCAAAATTAAATTTAGGGATGGTATAGGTAAATTTTTTGATCAAGAATTTAGTGATAACGTTGCAAATATATGCAATATGTTAAAAATAAGATTTAATAAACCTGCTCATACTATAACTGGTTTGATACAATGGTGTAAAACACAGAGAAAAAAGAAACATAAAATTGATTTTAATAAGTTAAATACAAGATTAAAAAAATCATTAAAAAATAATGCAGATAAAAACTGTAATAGTAGAGATGATTTTAGATTGTTTGTAGATGAACTATATAATACTATTTAAACGATTTATTATGAAAAACGATAGTTACCATAAAGCACAAGAGAAAGCACGTAAGAAGCGTGTTAAAAAGCGAATAGAGTTCCTTAACACACCGTTAAGAGATAAGATAGAACAAAGTTCTATAATGACTAAGTTAAAGTCTATGAAAGAGTTAGCAGATGAGATTGAAGAATTAATAGGTAAGAAGCAATGACATTTGAACACGACATATTTACGTTCTATGCTTATTATGATTATAGAACTTTGATAATTAAGATGACCGAATATCAACCTGAAACTGGTGATAGAGTAATTTTAAATGAACCAGTTGATATGACCTATGTAGTTTCTGATCAAGTTTATGATGAAGCAAAAGATTTATTATCTGAATTTGAAAATGAATAATATGAAAAAGTTAATAATAGATTTCTTATTTTTGATTGTGTTGTTTTCAACGCTTTATGTTTCACTAATACTTTTTGTATGAGTTTATATGAATTTTTGAAAGAAAACTTTTTAGATAGTTGCTCAAACTCTATGCACAATCTTGAAGAAAGAAGAAAGATCATAAATAGTTTCAAAAAAGAAATAAAAGATTTTAATGATTTATTGAATGAAGAATGTAAATCATTAAAGCATTTAGAAAATAAATCTTAATCTTTAGGTTTGTCTTCGTAGAAGTTTCTTCTTACTTCTATATCATTAAATAAATTAGCATCTGTAAAGTTAGATTGATCAGGTACGTGCATCCTTAAACTGTATCTGTTTTCAGAAACATTATATTGCAAGTTGTCAATAGCACAATGATTATCTAAACTAAACGTATCAAAACTTATTTTGGGTAATGTAAGCATACTTATTGGTGTTGTA